AGTTCGCTAGAAGATCTTAGTGGAGTTGAAGTTAAACTTAACTTTGATGAGCACACAGCTGATAGCCTGAAGAACATCATCAACATGCTTTACAGTAAGCAGCGACTCATCATGATGGCTTTTGAAACAAAGGTAACCTTAATGGATGAGGGGTTTGCTGAAGATCTAAGTGATTTTGAGATTAAGGACTTTGAAGGGCTTAAAGAAATCCTAGAGAAACTCGGAACAAACAGGTGCCCAGGATTTCAGATTGATTTTGATGAGAAGACGTTCACCTTCAAACTTCTCAGCTCAAACTTGAATCCAGAAAGGATCAAGGCATTTCAAGATCTATGCGTTCTCATAGCAAGCTATGCCAGAACCTTAAAACGAGCATCCTACAAACAGGCACAGGATGACAATCCAAAGTATGCCCTTAGAACCTGGCTGATCCGCATCGGAATGAATGGTCCTGAGTACAAGGAAACCAGAAAGACACTTCTTAAGCACCTTGAGGGTAGCGGTGCTTTTAGAAAGGTGGATGAAAATGATGAAACCTAAATGCAGACTCACAGGCGAGGATGGAAACATCTTTAATCTCATGGGAATTGTATCACGAACCCTAAAGGAAGCTGGGGAGCCTGAAAAGGCAGATGAAATGATTAAGCGAATCACGAGTGATGCCAAAAGCTATGATGAAGCCCTAGGTATTTTGATGGAATATGTGGATGTGGAATAGGAGGTACGAGTGATGGATCGATTTTTTAGTCAAAAGCATTGTGACCGCTGCGGTGGCAGCTTAGAAGGTGGGCGAATCATGTCCATGTTCAATGAGCAGTGCATCTGCATGAGTTGTAAAGAGAAGGAAACAAAAGACCCTGAGTACAACAAAGCCGTGGAAAGAGATCATGAAGAGATTCGAAAAGGGAACTTTAACTATAAGGGAATTCGTGATTAAACGAGCCGCCGAAGTGATGAGCATGTGTGTAAAAATAAGACGAAAAGAAATGGCGATTTTCTACATGGTTACCACGGAGACGAAAACTGGTAGGAAGCTATACCTTAGCATTTGGGAGGATCAACCTAAATGGACTTTTGGTTTTGATATGGTTTGTTTCTGGGACAGTAAAGAGATGGCAGAAAATTTCTCGGAAAAATGGTTAAAGAGCTTTATAGACTGGAAAGTCGAAGTAATCAAAGTCGACATGAAAAGCGTAAACTGAGAGAAATCTAGAGCCTGAAAAGAGGCTCTTTTCTCTTTGATATAAATCTTCAAGTATACACAAATACTACTGGCTATACTCCCCGACTAGAGCTATTATGTACACACCAAAAGGAAAGGGGAATGAAACCATGAACAAAAAAATCGAAAAGAAACTGGAAGCCATCGCAAAAGAGCATCTCTTTATGGAGACTTTAGAAACCAGAAACTCCGACGGACTTGATTTTCATGATGTTTCCGTATGGGGAGTGAAGAAAGCCTTAGAGCTTGCCTTTGAACTGGGAAGAGCAGAAGGGCGAAAAACAAAATAGAATGTGGTTTTGAACGAAGACCTTCGGGTCTTTTTTCTTTGCAGTAAATGAAGGAGGTGAAAGTTATGGCAGGTAGAGGAAGACCACCAAAACCTACAGCGGTCAAAGAGCTGGAAGGAAATCCAGGAAAAAGACCACTGAATAAGAATGAACCGAAACCAAAACAGATAGCACCTAAGTGCCCGTCATGGCTGGAACCGGATGCCAAGAAAGAATGGAGAAGGCTATCAAAAGAACTGGAATCTATGGGACTATTGACTGAGGTGGATATGGCTGCCTTTGCCGGGTACTGTCAGGCCTATGCCAGATGGAAGGAAGCAGAAGAATTCATCTCAAAGCATGGATCCATTTTAAAGACCGCTTCAGGATACATTCAGCAGATTCCTCAAGTATCCATTGCCCAGCAGAACCTTAAACAGATGAGAAACTTCTGTTCAGAGCTTGGGCTAAGCCCATCGGCCAGAAGTAGACTCAACATCAATAACAGCGCAGGCACCATCGAGGGCGATGCCATGGAAGAGCTGCTTTCAAATGTACCAAAGGCGGAGGACATTCTGAAAAAGAGTAAGGACGACTAATTTGAAAGGGGGAGAGGCCTATGCCATTTAGTGAAGCTCATGCCAACCACGCCATTAACTTTATCGAACAACTGAAGCTGACCAAAGGCAGATGGGCCGGTCAGCCTTTTAAGTTACTTCCCTGGGAGAAGGACCTGGTTAGGCGCCTCTTTGGAACTTTGAGAGAAGATGGTACCCGCCAGTACCGAACCGCTTATGTGGAGATTGGTAAGAAAAACGGTAAGTCGGAGCTGGGCGCAGCCATTGCCCTTTACATGCTTCTTGCTGATGGGGAACCTAATGCTGAAGTGTATGTAGCCGCTTGTGATAGACAACAGGCTAGTATTATTTTCAACACCAGTATGAACTTCGTGGAAGGGAATCCAACCCTATCAAACGTCACAAACCTTGTGCGCTCCACTAAACGAATCACCTATCCCAAGACGGGGAGCTTCTATCAGGTGCTTAGTTCCGATGTTAAATCAAAGTCAGGGATCAATGCTTCCTGCGTTATCCTTGATGAGATTTGGACCTACCCGAATCCGGACCTTGCCAAGATGCTGACCACCGGTTCAGGGGATGCGAGAACCCAGCCGCTATTTTTATACCTCACCACTGCAGGAAATCAACTCTCTGGCTATGGCTGGGAGATGCATCAAAAGGCGAAAGACATACTTGAAGGCAAGAGAGTAGATCCGACATTCCTCGCCATTATCTATGGGCTAGAGGACGATGCGGACATTGAAGATGAAAACAACTGGTATAAGGCCAACCCAAGTCTTGGCCATACCATTTCTATAGAGAGAGTTAGGGAGCACTACAATCAGGTCAAAGACGATCCGGCAGATCTCGCCTTATTCAAACAGCTAAGACTGAACATGTGGTTAAAGCAGGAAATCAAATGGATGCCCATGGATAAGTGGGACCTTTGTAATTTCACTGTAGACCCAGAAGAGCTGAAAGGACGAGTCTGTTTTGGAGGTCTTGACCTGTCCTCAACCAGTGACATCACCGCTTTTGTTTTAGTGTTTCCACCACTAGAAGAGGGAGATAAGTTTCAGGTACTCCCATACTTCTGGCTTCCGGAGGAGACTCTTCATCAGCGGGTGAAAAGAGACAGTGTTCCCTATGATATCTGGCACAGACAAGGACTTCTAAATCTTACAGAAGGAAACGTGGTCCACTATGGATTCATCGAAAAATTCATCGAGCGACTTGGTGAGAAATATAACATCAGAGAAATCGTCTATGACCGCTGGGGTGCAACGCAGATGAGTCAGAACCTGGAGGGCATGGGGTTTACCGTGGTGCCTTTTGGTCAGGGCTTTAAGGATATGTCACCGCCTACAAAGGACCTCATGAGACTCACTTTAAGTAAGCAGATCGCTCATGGCGGGCATCCGGTTCTTCGGTGGATGGCAGATAACATCGTTGTCAGAACTGACCCTGCTGGAAACATCAAGGTAGACAAGGAAAAGTCCTCTGAAAAAATCGACGGTATCGTGGCTATGATCATGGGTCTTGCTAGAGCAACAGTGAATCCACCGGATGATGATGGGTCCATTTACGATGAACGCGACATGATCATTTTAGGATAGAAGGGGGTGAACATAGATTATGGCGAATTTTTTTAAATGGCTATTTAAGGCGAGGGCAGAACCCACGGACAGTGTCAGCAGTGCACCGAACTTTTATATGGGTCAAAGTATATCGGGGAAAATTGTCAATGAACGAAGTTCCATGCAGACCACAGCAGTCTTTGCCTGTGTGCGAATCATTGCTGAGACGGTGGCATCTTTACCCCTTCACACGTACAGGTATCAAGGTGACGGCAAAGAAAAGATGTACACCCACCCGCTGTATAGGATTTTACACGATGAACCAAACCCGGAGATGACCTCTTTTACCTTAAGAGAAACCATGATGACCCACCTTCTTCTATGGGGAAATGCCTACTGCCAGATCATTCGAAATGGCAAAGGGGAAGTGGTGCATCTTTATCCCCTGATTCCCGACAAGATGATGGTGGATAGAGATAAGAATGGCAATCTCTACTACGCTTATAGGAAGGATACCACCACCCATTATCTAGGGCCGGAGGATGTTCTTCATGTACCTGGTCTTGGCTTTGATGGCGTCATGGGTTACTCACCGGTGGCTCTTGCGAAAAATGCCATCGGACTTAACATTGCCGCTGAAGAATATGGTGGTAGGTTCTTTGCCAATAACGCAACACCTAGCGGTATTCTTTCAACATCAGGAACCATCAAGGATCCTTCAAAAGTGAGAGATGCTTGGCAGGCGGCCTATGGAGGAAGTGGAAACAGCAACAAGGTGGCAGTCCTTGAAGATGGCCTTCAGTACCAAGCCATAAGCATGCCAAACTCCGATGCTCAGTTTCTAGAGACGAGGAAGTTTCAGATAGAAGAGATTTGTAGAATCTTTCAAGTGCCACCCCATATGGTAGCGGACCTTAGCAAGAGTTCATTCAGTAACATTGAGAACCAGTCCATCAGCTTTGTGGTTCACACTATCCGGCCATGGCTGGTTCGAATAGAGCAGGCTATGAACAAGAAGCTCTTTCTTGAAAAAGAGAAAGGGCAGTGCTTTGTGTCCTTCAATGCATCGGCACTGATGCGAGGGGATTATAAATCCAGGATGGATGGATACGCCATCGGAATTCAGAATGGTTTCTTCTCCGTTAATGATGTAAGAAGGATGGAGAACATGGATCCTATACCTGATGAAGAAGGTGGGAATCTCTATTTGGCGAACGGAAATCTTTTGCCTTTAAAGATGGCAGGCGCCTACGCGAAGAAAGCATTGGATGAGTCTGGTGGTGATGAGCCTTGATGACATGTGAATAACTATGTGCATAAGCATGTGTGCAACTGCACCATTTCTGTGGACAAATACAAACTTAATACGATGTATCAACAGCATTTCTCGAAATCGAGGAGTGCTTTTTTCATGATGAGAAAGGAGGTCGATTAGATGGATAAATTTTGGCGGTGGGTGGTGAATGAAGCCGAGGAGACTACAGTGAGAACCCTGCACCTTGAAGGGTACATTGCAGAGTCCTCTTGGTTTGACGATGACATCACCCCTAAACAGTTTAAGACGGAGCTTTATAGCAGTGGCCCGGAGACAGATGACATTGTTGTAAAGATACACTCGCCAGGTGGAGATACCTTCGCTGCTGCACAGATTTACAACATGCTTAAAGAGTATCCAGGCAAGGTCAGTGTCCATATAGATGGACTCGCAGCCAGTGCCGCTTCTGTCATTGCCATGGCAGGAGATGAGGTGTGTGTTTCTCCGCTATCAGTGATCATGATCCATAACCCAGCCATGCTTATTGCTGGTGAAGTGGCGGATCTGCAGGTGGGGATTAACCTACTAAGTGAAGTAAAAGAGAGTATTATCAATGCTTATCAGACAAAGACAGGGCTTTCCAGAGCGAAAATCTCACACATGATGGACGCAGAAACCTGGATGAGTGCCCACAAAGCCATCGAGCTAAAGTTTGCCGACAAGATTCTTTATGAATCAGAGCCGGTAGATGAAGGTTCCGGTGGCTTTATCTTTGACCAGATGACAGTGACAAATGCTCTAAGGAACAAACTCCCTGGTATTCAGGCGAGGATGAAATACCTCTCAGATAAACAGGGAGAAGAGAAGGTAGCAACACCTGAAGAAGTGCCTATGAACAAAGAACCAAAGCAAGAACCAGTAGAAAAGACACTTATCCCTATTGCCCAGCTGGAAAGACGGCTGGAGCTGATTAAAAATTGGAGGTAATGAATATGAGTAAAATTCAAGAACTAAGAGAGAAACGCGCCAAGGTTTGGGAGCAGGCTAAGTCATTCCTTGATGAACATCGTCAGGAGAATGGTCTGATCAAACCTGAGGACAATGCCGTCTATGAAAAGATGGAAGATGAAGTGGTCAGCCTTGGAAAGGAAATCGAGCGCCTTGAGCGTCAAGAGATGATGGATAGAGAGCTTTCAGCTGCCCTTAGCAAACCTCTTGCATCAAGACCTGATAAGATGACCGAAGAAAAAACTGGCAGAGCATCCGATGCCTATAAGAGTGCCTTTTGGGGTGCCATGAGAAACAAGATGAACCCTGCGGTACACAACGCGCTTCAGATTGGTACCGATTCAGAAGGTGGTTTCCTTGTACCGGATGAGTATGAAAACCAGCTGATTCAGGCACTTGAAGAGGCTAACATTCTTAGAAATCTGTGTAACGTGATTACGACCAGCTATGGGGATAGAAAGATTCCTGTTGTAGCTAGTCATGGATCCGCCGCATGGATGGATGAAGAAGCTGCCTTCACTGAAAGTGATGATGCTTTCACTCAGGTGACCCTGTCAGCTTACAAACTTGGTACCATGCTGAAAGTTTCTGATGAGCTTCTTAATGATAGCTACTTCGACCTTGAAGCCTACATTGCAGCTGAGTTTGCAAGACGAATCGGTGCCGCAGAGGAGGAAAGCTTCCTCACTGGAAACGGAAGCAGCAAACCTACAGGTCTTCTTCATACAACTGGTGGAGCGAGCCTTGGCGTGACTGCTGCAAGTGCAACAGCTATCACCATTGATGAGGTGCTGGACCTATACCACAGCTTGAAGTCTGCTTACAGAAAGAACGCGACATTCCTTGTGAACGACGCAACCATCAAAGCCATCAGAAAGCTTAAAGATGGTCAGGGTCAGTACTTGTGGCAACCATCTGTTCAGGCGGGAACACCAGATACGATTCTCAATCGTCCAGTGGTTACTTCTCAGTACATGCCAACTGCTGCAGCCGGTGAGAAAACCATTCTCTTTGGAGACTTTAAGTACTACTGGATTGCTGATCGTCAGGGTAGAACCTTCAAACGTCTGAACGAACTCTATGCAGCAAATGGTCAGGTCGGATTCCTTGCATCTCAGAGGCTGGATGCGAAGTTGATCCTTCCTGAAGCCATCAAGGTCCTTCAACAAAAGGCCTAAGTAATTTAACGGGAAGGTGGTCCTAGTTACTGCCTTCCTTTCACTTTCATAAGGAGGGAAAACCATGGGATATAACACGAAAAACTATACCGAGCAGGGTGGCGATAAAACCATTATCGGTGGAGAGCTTGCCGTTACGGCAGAAGGGAAAGTTACCTTCAACGGGACACAGTTGAAACCTGCAGCGCTTCAAGCAGACAGCACCGCTGTAGATGTGGCGGACCTGGTGGCTGATTTCAATGCCTTGCTTTTAAAGCTTAAAACCGCTGGCCTGATGGAAAGCGAGTGATGGTAGATGACGCTTCTTGAGAAGGTAAAACAAAATCTCATTGTAACCCATAATGAGGATGATACCTTACTGGAAGGTGTAATCGCCGCAGCCATCAGCTACGCCGAAGGTTATCAGCATCTAGGGACGGACTTCTACACAGAAAACACCATGTCACCGACCACCGAGCAAGGAGTCATTATGCTGGCTTCTCATTTTTATGAGAGTCGTGATGGCTCCACCGGTGGTTTTTTTAATGACAATGTCAGTGCTTCAGAGCAGGTGTGGAAGACGGTCCATCTACTTCTACGCATGGGAAAGGAGTGGCAGGTCTGATGAAACGGCTATGGGTGAAGAAAAGAAGGAAACGTCAGAAAAGATGCTACCGAAAAGGCAGGCGAAAGGATCGCAGTCATGGATATGAGGAAAAGGCAGTAAAGGCAGGTGAAGAGTATGAGCTTTGGGAAGATGAACACCCGAATCGACATCATCGATACGATTCCCATGAAGGATGATGAAGGATTCTCTTCAAAGGGAGAAGAGGTCATCGCCAGTGTTCGTGCGTATAGGGATGAAAGACACGGTTCAAGAAAGTGGGCCAATATGGCCGCCTACACCAAAGCGAGTGCCACCTTTCAGTTTAGACGGATTCCTGATGTGGTGATTGAACCTGGTATGCTGATTCGCTGCGATACCGGTGAATACAAAGTCTTAAGCGTTGAGGTTATTATGGGATTTTATTTAGAAGTAGCAGCAGAAAAGATTGAAGCCACGAAGGACTAGGAGGTGATTTCATGGCAAGATCAAGTTTTAAAATGCCAGAGGACTTCTTGTTAAAGGTATCGACTTTGGCAGAGAAGACCGATGAAATCATCCCTAAGGTCCTGGAAGCTGGTGGCGAAGTGGTGAAAGCCAAAGTGAAGTCAAACCTTCAGGCGAGCATTGGAAATGACACAAAACTTCCATCAAGGTCTACTGGAGAGCTGATTGATGCACTCGGTGTAACGCCTGCTGGCGTGGATCGAGATGGCAATTACAATGTGAAGGTGGGCTTTGATGAACCGCGAAAAGACGGAGAATCAAATGCTAAACTTGCCAATATCTTAGAGTACGGTAAGTCTGGCCAGCCGGCTAAGCCATTCTTAAAGCCAGCAAAAACAGCCAGTCGAAATGCCTGCATAGATGCGATGAAAAGAAAGCTGGATGAAGAGATTAGCAAAATCTAAAGATAAGGAGGGCGAGCCAAATGTATAACAGTATTTTGAAGGATATAGGCGAGGTCCTTGAGCCTTTGGGGATTCCTATTGAAACAGGTGTGTTCAGCAAAAAAACGCCGGATGAATACCTGGTCCTTACCCCTATGAGTGATATCTTCGACCATTATGCTGACGATCTGCCAGGAGCAGAACTGCAGGAAGTTCGCCTCTCCTTATTTTCTAAAGGCAACTACCAGGCGAGAAAAAATGAAGTGGTAAAAGTACTACTTGAATCAGGCTTTATTATAACGGACAGAAGGTATCTTGGATATGAAGAAGATACCGGTTTTCACCACTTCGCCATTGATGTGGCAAAGGAATACGAAGTGAATTTTTAGCTGAAGTAGATTCAGCGATTTTGAAGGAGGAATAAAACATGGCAACAATTGGACTCGACAGTCTATACTACGCCAAGATCACAGAAGATGAAAATGGTATCGAAACCTATGGCACACCAAAAGTCCTGGCAAAAGCCATGACAGCAGAACTGAGTGTGGAGCTGATTGAAGCAATTCTCTATGCAGATGATGGTGCTTCAGAAGTGGTCAAGGAATTCAAAAGCGGCGCACTGACTCTTGGGATTGATGATATTGGCTCGGTGGTAGCTCAGGATTTAACAGGATGTAAAATCGATAGCAATAATGTTGTGGTTTCAAGAAGTGAAGATGGAGGAAGTCCAGTAGCCATCGGATTTCGTGCAAAGAAGGCCAATGGGCGCTATAGATATTTTTGGCTTTACAGAGTAATCTTCAGCGTTCCAGCTACCAGTCTTGCGACCAAAGGTGATTCCATTACATTTAGCAGTCCCACCATAGAGGGAACGGTCTTTAGACGAAACAAACTGGATGGGGAGAACAAGCACCCATGGAAAGCCGAAGTCACCGAAGGAGATAGCGGAGTTGCACCATCGACTATTTCCGGGTGGTTTACGTCTGTGTATGAACCGGACTTTACTCCGGTTACACCGGCGATTACCATCACGACTCAGCCTGCAGCCCTCACCGAAGTGACAGCCGGTAGCATAACTGGAAGTCTTTCTGTGGTGGCAAGCTCCAATACGTCTAACCCTGTAACGTATCAGTGGTATGAAAACACCATCGACAGTTCTACAGGCGGTACACCAATTAATGGAGAGACCTCTGCCAGCTTTGATATCCCAACGGACCTTGTGGCAGATACCTATTACTATTACTGTGTGCTGAACTTAAGTGGAGCAGATCCTGTGACCACTGAGGTAGCAACAGTAATCGTATCTTAATGGAGGGAAGATAAATGGCAGATGAAAATGTAAAACTAACACAAGCAGCTGAAGATAGAAGCGCCACCATCGAAATCGGAGGCATAGAATTTAAGCTGGTACTCACCACGAAGGCAACAAAAGAAATTGCAGGGCGTTATGGTGGTCTTGAAAACCTGGGCGAGAAGCTCATGAAAACTGAGAACTTTGAAATGGCACTTTCTGAGATTGTGTGGCTGATTACACTTTTGGCCAATCAGTCCATCTTGATTCATAACATCAGGAATAAGGATCATAGAAAAGAGCTCCTCACCGAAGAAGAAGTGGAGCTTCTCACCACACCTTTTGATCTAGCGACCTACAAGAACGCCATCATGGCCAGTATGATGAAGGGGACCGAGAGAAATGTGGAGAGCGAACCTTCAAAAAACGAGGTAGTCGGGTAAGTGAGGAGGAGTTATTTACCCGACTGATTTACTACGGCACAGTCCATCTTAATCGTAAAGAAGATGAAGTGTGGTTGATGCCTATAGGTTATCTGATGGATCTTTGGGAATGCCACAAGCAGTTTATTGGCATCGCAAAACCGAAGCTAAATCTATCGATCGATGACGTCATTCCCGCTTGGATCTAGATGATTTTTAGACACTTGAGACGAGGTGTCTTTTTTCATGCCTAATGAGGAGGAGGTGAGACACTATGGCAGCTGATAGCAATTTTGGCCTAAAAATAGGGGTTGAAGGGGAAAAGGAGTTCAAGAATAGCCTTCGTGAAATCAACAGAGATTTCAAAGTGCTTGGTTCTGAGATGAAGCTTGTCACATCTCAGTTTGATAAACAGGATAAATCTCTACAGGCGGTGACGGCAAGAAATGAAGTTCTGAACAAAGAGATCGATGCCCAGAAAAACAAGATCAGCACTCTGGAAGCTGCCCTTAAAAATGCTGCCGACTCCTTTGGTGAGAATGACAAGCGAACGAAAGCATGGCAGATTCAGCTGAATAACGCAAATGCAGATCTTAATAAGATGGAGCGGGAGCTTGATGAAAACAATAAAGCTCTCGATGCAGCCAGCGATGGATTTGATGATGCCGGTAAAGAAGCTGATAAGTTTGGCGATGAGATTAAAGAGTCAGCTAAAGTAGCAGATGATTCCGGTGGAAAGTTTGAAAAACTAGGTTCTGTCATGAAGGGTGTAGCCGCCGGTATTGGTGTGGCCATGGCAGCCATTGGAACTGCAGCAGTGGGTGCGGGAAAGAAGCTGTATGATATGGCAAATGATGCAGCTGCCGCCGGAGATGTAGTGGATAAAGCCAGTCAAAGACTGGGCCTTTCGAGACAAGGCTATCAGGAATGGGAGTATGTACTTTCTCAAAATGGTGCCAGCATCTCATCTCTTGAAGCCGGGATGAAGAAACTGAATAGCACCGTGGATGATGCCATTAATGGGAGTGCTTCTGCTACTGAAAAGTTTAAAAGACTCGGCATTTCTATGGAGGACCTTCAAGGGAAATCTCGAGAAGAAGTCTTTGAGATGACCGTTAGAGGACTACAGGGGATTGCAGATGAAGGCGAAAAAGCTGCTATTGCTAATGACCTTCTTGGCACTTCTTCTGTAGAGCTTGGAGCCCTTTTAAATCAAACAGCAGAAAGCACAGATGCTCTGAAGAATAAAGCCAGTGAACTTGGCCTAGTGATGAGTGATGAATCCATTGATGCGGCGGTGGGTTACACCGATGCCATGGATAACCTCACTCGTTCCTTTGCAGGGGTGAAAAACAACATCACCTCGCAGCTCCTTCCTGGCTTCACCATGGTGCTTGATGGGCTTACCGGACTAATTACTGGCCAAGACGGAGCCTCAGAAGAGTTAAAAGAAGGGGCCAGGCAAACGGTGGATCAGATTGCAGTGATTCTTCCGCAGATTTTAGAGGTGGTGACTGGACTCATAGCGGCTATTGCCGAAGTGGCACCGGACCTTGTTCTTGCTCTAGTAAGTGGCATCATCGATAACTTGCCAACGCTTATTGAAGCGGCGACAAATATTATTATGACCATCGTAGGTGGACTCATCGAAGCTCTACCTCAGATTACTGAAGGCGCACTCCAACTGGTGCTGACTTTAGTAGATGGAATCATCGCCAATCTGCCAGCACTTGTAGAAGCAGCCCTTGTGATGATTGTTACCCTTGCTACGGGACTTGGTGAAGCACTACCTGAGCTGGTTCCTTCCATTGTTGAAGCAGTGATTCTCATTGCCCAGACGTTGATCGACAACTTAGACCTGGTCCTTGATGCAGCCTTTCAGATCATCAGTGGCCTTGCCGAGGGTCTGATCAACTCACTGCCGAAGCTAATAGATGCCCTCCCTCAAATTATCAATAGCATTATTACCTTCATCACAAATAACTTACCTAAGATTATTGAGATGGGCATTCAGCTGACCATCCAGCTGGCGGCAGGACTCATCAGAGCCATTCCGCAGCTTGTCGGTCAGCTTCCACAAATCATCTCGGCAATTGTGACAGGACTGGGAAGAGCCATTCCTTCTATGAATGATGTGGGAAAAAACATCGCTAGAGGTCTATGGGACGGTATCTCCTCCATGATCGGTTGGCTGAAAGGAAAAGTAGATAGCATGGTCAGTGGTATCGTTAAAGGTGTTAAAGGTGTTCTTGGAATCCGCTCACCATCAAAAGTATTCGCTGGGATTGGTGCCAACATGAGTGAAGGTATTGGAGAGGGCTTTACTGAAGCCATGAGCGGGGTTGAAAAAGACATTCAAGGAGCTATCCCTACAGACTTTGATCTCGATCTGAACTCTCAAGTTTCAGGAAGTCTAGGTGGTTCTGAAGGTGCAGTCTTTGATGTGACCATTCCACTTACCATTGATGGAAATGTTCTAACAAGAGTCATAGCCCAGCTTCAGTGGAATCAAAATACCGTCACTGTTAGAAATCTC